CACAGGGACATCAATAGAGTCCGCATATTCACTCATCTAAATCACTCCTCTGTTTTGGTTTGTTTTTTGCGACGGATTGACCGTTGCACCTGGGCATTCAACTCGTTCTGCAGGTTGGTTGCAGCATGATACGCATACCAGCAGTGCTCTCGATCTTCGGCAGTCTTACCGGAAATCCATTGCTGGACTAGGCCAGACTTGAGGTCGTCGAATGCCTGACGCACTGCATCTTCCTGCAGAATCTTCTTTGCTTGATCACCAACGGTGATGATTGGATCTGTCATCATTTCCTTTGTTGTTTGACACATCGTCCCAACTTGCTGCACACTTTGGGTGCCGGACAGGTGGGACAGGGTTTGAATTTCATCGGGTTGGGCATGGGTTCCTTAGTCGAGTAAAGATTCAGTGGTGTTGCTCATTTCCATCTCAGTGCCGAGTAATCCTTTAAAGAGCATTCCATCTAGTTGGTCACTGTATGAATCAGTTCGTTGTTTTGCGTAATCAAGAGCCTCTGACAATGTTTCAAAAGTTGGTAATCGATCCCCAGTTACAAAGTCGATTGGGCCATACTTGTTTAAAAATGCAGTCATAGAATCCTCACTCCATTCTCTACCATCAGCATCTACTGTTGGAGTGGTTACCCAGCCATACGGGGTTTGAACTGTAATTGTCCTCTCTGAGTAATACTCGCCGCTAGGACTCTTAAAAACCTTTCGATTGGCTGAAGTTTTCATAGGCTTTACTGTGGCATTGGAGGTCTCATATCGGCATCTGTCCCTGGGGAGGTTGCTGTTCGTACATCTGCTGCTGTCGCACCTGGTCCACTCGTTCCAGTTCACGGTTTCGGGTCAGGGCATCGAGGAGGGGTGAGGCATCAATCGGTTGCTGGTACTTGAAGGACAACTCTTTGAGTTTAATGAAGAGTTCTGCTTCCATCTCGTCCCTCTTCCTGTCGTCCTCTCGTTTCATTTGCTCGGTTCTTTGGGCCACCTCAATCTGTTTCCTCTGGATCTCTGCCTGGGCCAGCATTTCTTCCGGTGAGGGTTTCGGTTCTTCGTTCTGCTGTGCCATCACTTGCTGCATTTGCTGTTGCAGAAGTGCCTGCATCTGCTGTGGAGGACGGAGGTATGATCCTGCCTCGGCACCCAGTCCCTGATCTGCAAAGAGACGTTGCAGTGTCTGGTAATACTGTTCTGGTCCGACGATTGGGTTCATCATTCCGTACTGGGCGATCAACATCTCTTGTTTCTCCAGCAGTCCCAGCAGTGCCTGTCGTCTCTCTTCTTCAGATCCTCGTCCCAGCGGGAGGGTGATCAGCACATCGTAGTCTGCAAAACTCTGCGGATCGACCTGAATAAATTCACCCCGCAGTCGCATGACGGTGGGTTGGTCCATGTGCAACAAGGTGAGCTGCAGCAGTCTTTTGTACAACGGTTTGAAACCGGATTCGGCAATGTTCCTTGCGATCAACTCCAGTCTTGCCTGTGCTGCCTTCTGACTCGCAGATATCCCGATTGCAGTGGTCGATTGGAGATGCTCGGCATCGAGACCTTGGGATGCCTTACTAATTCCTGTGCGGGTTTCCTTGACTTGATCCAGATACTGCAACAAAGGGAATGCGGCTGCTCCCACGAACGGCATTTCCAGCATTTGAATTGCTCCAGCCTGTCGCATTGGAATCAGTGCTCCGACCTCATCATTCGCCAGATCTTCCCAGTCCACAGCAGACTCAAGGTAGGAAATGCGGGGCCTGGTGCTGAGAGAGAGACTGTCCAGCATGTTTCTCATCACTGCCGACTTGATGCGTTGGATGTCTGCGAGTTCATCGTAGAGAGACATGCCTCTCCAGGTGTGCTGGAGGGGATCTTTGCGGATGAGCAAGAAGGGATGAGAATCGACAGGTTCGTTCATGATGATTTCATGGGCCTGCCCAATGGTGCAGATCCTCCGCAGTTCCGGCACTCCATCTCCATCGGCATCAACTCTGACGAAACTCTCAACGTACTGGACTAGACGGTTGGAAGGATCACTGTCGGTGTCGTCCTCTTCCCTCCAGTTGGGGTGTCTGAGATTCCATTCCTCGTTTGATCGAAAATCATCTTCGTATCCCTTGTACTGGATGATCGTTTCGTAGGGGTAGCCGAGTTCAACCAGGTCTCCGACTCTCAGCAGTTGTCTGTGCGCGACGATCTTGGCGTCATCCAAGGAGGTTGCTGTTCTGTTGATCAAAAATTCTTCTGGTGGAAGACACTCTAGCCGGATCTTGCCCTTTGGAATCCGTCTGGTCAGCACCACATTGTATAGACCAGGAGTGTCCTCCAACTCTTCTGATTGCGTGACTTCATAGCCCTCTTGCACAAACAACCCGATCTGCAGCTCGTCCAAGCCCTGCAGTTCTCTGGTCTGGATGTCGTACTGGGTCTCGTGCCAGCACTTGATGATTCCCTCGCCTTTGATCAAACAATCTTTGATGGCGTCTGCGAATACCGAGTAGGCATTGCTCTGTTCCAGATACCAACTGACTAACTCTGTGGCTTGTGCGGCACCTGCAACGTCTTCAGGTCCCCGTGGGATAAACTCGCAACTCTTGTCATGAGAGAAGAAGACCCGCATCAGACTGGGGAGCATCGAGTGCACGGCATCATGAACCTCCCGCGATACGACCTGCGATCTGCCATCTTCTTCTGCAGGGGAGTCTCCACTGTCTGAGAAGGGAGCACCAAGGTAATATCTAAATGCAGATGCTCTTACGGGACTGACCTCATCATCGATGTGGTCCACGGAGTCCTGAATGGTTCCTGCAATCCAGGCTTTGAGGTCTTCTGCAGTCATCGGGGTGGGGGATTCAGCCATAGAGGAGGCCTTTCTTCATCATGTTCATACTGTACATATCAGGGTCATCTGGGTTGTAGGTTCCCCGATTCTTAATGTTTTTAAATTGAGTCGGTTCAAAAATGACATGATGCGTCTCCCCATCATACTCCCCAATCACTCCGTCATATCCTTGTTTCTGCAACCAGTCTGTAATGTCATCATCGTATTTTTTTGAATCCTGTTCATCCAAGTATTCTCGCCCACTGTCTAGGTATTCCCTTGCCGTTTGATCTTCATATTCGGTTGCCATCCATTCCCAGAATTCATCAGGCATCTGTTCAGCCATTGATATACTGGAAACATCAGCATCCAAGTAATACGGCTTCTTGATCTGCAGATAACCCTCATAGACATTGACAGGATCACCATAGTTTGATGTCCACTCTCCCCACCGTTTTGCAGATTCTGGTGTCTCCGTAAAGTAATTCCCCCGACCCATTGCTTTCCCAGATCCAAACATGCCAGGACTGAATTCTGTAAATTCGTTGGGAGTGCCGTGGTACACCAATAATGGTTTCCCATCCCGATCACTTTTCACTACGGAATCTCCAAACCAGTTACGGAAGTTTCTCTCCCGCACCAGAGGTTCTGTGACCACTAGTCTCCCTTGATCATCGAGGTATCCCTCGTCCAGTCCGGTCTCTGCAGGGTTCAGCAGTTCTCCGAGCAAACCTCCTCCCTTGCGGAAGATTGTTCGGGCAATGGATTCCAGAAAGTCGGATTCTTCCAGTTCTGCAGGTTCATCCAGCAACCCTTGCTGTTGTTCTAACTTGCGCCTCACTTCTTCTTTGCCGTTTTTGCGGATTGTTTGAATGCCTTGGCAGTCGGTGCGCCTGCAGTCCCAGGTTTTCGCATTCTCTCCACCTTCACATTCTTGCCTGCTCGTTTTGCTGCCTTCTGTGCGGCAATTCTCTTTTTCTTCTTGTGGATGTTCGCGTAGAGTCCTGGTTTCATTTCACCATTTTGTTTTGTGCGACCAGTATTTTGCTGAGAGTTTGGAGGTCGGTTTGCCCTGGGCGTTGTGACGGGCATAGTAGGATGCTCGTCGTGCCTTCTCCGACTTGGTCTTGGGATTGGACCCTGCACCCTGGACTCCCTGCTGTCCAAAGCGGATCAAGCGGACGGTGTCCCCTTCCTTGGCAAGCACCGCATGAGATTTTTTAGGATGGGAGGGGGTTCGCTTGGCCTTGTTGTAGCCAGCAAACCGTTCGTTTCGGTAAGTAATTGCCATCTGTCTCCAGATAATTCGGATTACTCAGATTACCGGAAACTGCAGCAAGGTTTTGTAGGAGATGCAAGTTAAATGTTCGTTATTCTTCGTCCTCCTTGATCCTCGATGGAGTCGGTCCCATCTGATTCTGATACTTCCCTCGATATGGTCTCTTGGACTGTCCATGGAGATTGTGCATCACCAACTGGCAGATCCGCATCATTGGTTTCAGCAGGACTGGAGCATTCGATTGGTTCACCAGTTCCAAAGTGATCTGCCCCACAAATCCGGCATCAATGAATCCGGCATTCTGCACCTGGATGCCGAGTCTGCCTACCGAGGACCTCCCATGCACGACTGCACACATATGATCCGGCACTTTGATGATTTCATTGGTGCTTGCCAGCACAAACTTGCCTGGGTAAAGAACAAAGGTCTCAACGGGTGCCAACTTGTGGGGGTAGTCTTCCGTAATTGTGAGGTACGGACGATCGTCCGGTAAGTGCGGCACCAGGTAGTCCTCTGCCAGAGTGAGATCCACACTGCAGGGTCCCAAATGGACATCACTGGGGATGTAGCCACTGTGAATCAATTCCATCAGTTTTTCGTCAGAGAGGACCATTCAATTGCTCCTTATATATATATGTATAAAGTGTCCCGCACGGGATCCCTGGGATCCCTGGGATATCCCGCAGGGATCAAACCACTCCTCCTACGTTCCTCCTCCTCCCTCTCTTCTTCCTCCGATACTGTCCAGATGCTCCTGCTGCTGTGCTTGCGAATGTGAGGACCAACGAGTCTGCAAAGTCCGTTGATCGGCCCAACCGTTTCTTGGTCTCTGCCTTCGATTCCACGATCATCTTGCCGGATGAGTTGAACGAGTATCTTGGTGCCGTCAGGTCTGCAATCAGAGAATCATCATTTGGGATCTGGACTTCTTGCGTAAACCAATCCTTTGTCTTGTCCCATAACTCTGCACGGAGATTCGCATACCTGTCCGTAAGCGCAGGACTCTCCGAAACATTCACCCCTCGCACTGGAATGTCCAATTCGAGCATCCGATCAATCACCCCCGATCCGAGTCCAATACTGTCACAGCACAAATCTCCGAAAGGTTCCTCTGTGTTGTTCAGGATGTCCTGCACCCGTCCCACTAACTCCATCAAGGACAACTTTTTCCAAGAATGAAGAGAAACCAAATGCCGCCCCTTCCTCGCACAGAGAACACTGCTGTCGTCCCCGTACCTCGCTACGTCCAGACCATATATAATTGGAGTATCCTCTGATTGGATGACTTCCCTCTTTGATGCCTGCTCCACGGCATGCAGAGAGATCAGGGTGTCGTCCTCTGCAGTTGGAAACTCACCATATACTCGCACTTTCATTGCGTTGGAGTCTGCACCATACTTCAGTTCCATCTCCTGGATGAAGTCTGGAGAGACCAGGGGAGAATCGAGGCAACTGACCTGTTTCGTCCACCAACTGTCCCGCAGTCTTGTGTGCGTTTCGTAGAAATATCCTGATGATCGGGTGGGGTTGCCGAGCAGAATCGTTGTGGCATCCTTGCCGGACATCGAACCGTATGCTGCCTCAAAGACCGACTCTGGTACTCCAGATGCCTCGTCTACGACCAGCAATACATGATCTGCATGGACTCCTGCCAGGGATTCTGGGGATTCGGATCTGCTTGTTCGGGCTGAGATGAATGCCTCCGTTGGAGAAGAACCCAACTCGATCCGGTCCGACTTCATCTCCATCAACGATTTGATTGGGGTGGGGAGTTCCTTGATCCATCTTTTGCACTCTGCAAACAAAGCATCGAACAACTGGGATGCCGTTGGTGCTGTGACCACAATCTTGACCGGATACCTTGTGAGGAGAAACCAGATCATGAGCCAGGATGCACAAGATGATTTTCCTACTCCGTGCCCTGAGCGGATGCTGCACCTCCGCTGTCCCTTCGCCACTGCAGACATCACCTCCCTCTGCCAGTCCTGGGGAGTCACGCCCAAGAGGTCCTCGACAAACAGGTCTGGGTGTTTCTCGTAGGTCAGGATGAGTTCAGAGAGTTGCATTATTGGTCCTGTAGGTCATCGATGATGATTGCACCTTCCTCTCCCCAGATTTTCTCAATCTCCAGTTTCCAGACCGTCGAGTCCTCCTTCAGCAGTGCGTCCATCAATGCCTTGCACAAATTGTCTGCATCCGGCCTCTGCTGGTGCGGGGTTGCAACCTTCTGCAACCTCTTCTTCTTGCACCAACTGCTGGGCATTGGGACGATGAACCTGGCACGGAAAGCATCCGGCAAAGTCCAACCCTCTGCCTGACTCCGCAGTTCATCACAGAACTCACGGTACCGGATTACGACCTTTCGCTTGGCCCAGACATCTCTGCGGGTCATCCTGGGCTTGGCAACTGGGGAAATTTTGAAAATTTTTAGCATGTGGGTGCCGTTCTAGGTTCTAAGGGGTACGGGGGGTCAAGATCCGATACCCTGTCCGACCATCGTACTTTGTCCTCTTCAACAAACCTGCTGTCTCCAGCACCTGGGTTGCCTGCTCCAACTCCTCTTCCGACATCCCCAGCATGATGTGATACCTGCCCTGTGGGAAGAAGGTCTGCACCTTCCCATGCTTGTGCCGCATCTTCAGATGCCAGTACAGGACTGCTGCATCATATCCATGCTCCTGCTTGATCTGTCGATCTGCCTGCAAGGAAGCAATCTCGCACATCCTCTCATCGTGCAGCATCTTCTCTGCTTGGGGATCTACTCTGGGTTTGCGTCTCTGCATCCCACATCTGCGTTCTGGGCCTTCGTATCTGGGGGTTATCGTTTCAAAGTTCATTGGTTCTCACACTTGGAGGTTAGAATTTCCACAATCTGGGCAGACCCAGATCATCACA